TTCAGCTTCGAGAGCAAGGCATGGCAGCGATTGACTCAGGCCGTACAGGTTCGCTGTACTTCGCAGAGTGGTCACTTCCACCCGGAGTCAGTCTGGAAGATCGTCGCTATTGGGGATGGGCTAACCCTGCACTCGGAACAACGATCACCATGAAAGCATTAGAGCTCGCATTTGATTCGCCGAACCGTCAAGCGTTTATCCGAGGCCACCTGAATCTGTGGGTGGACTCAACCAACTCGTATCTTCCAATCAACTTGTGGAACGACCGCAAAACAGTTGACCCAATGCCTCCGATTCAGTGGCTTGTCATTGATTCGTCCGTTGATGAATCACGGTATGTCGGCATTGGTTGCGCGTACGACGGGACGCGCGTGATCGTCACCACCGAGTTCGTAGTTGAGTCCGCTCAGCAGATGTGGGCAGAAGTCGTCAAAAGAATGAGCGACCCACAAGTCAAACTCGCGTGCACACCATCACTAGAAATTCACTGCCCTCCCGACCTTCGCCGGCGGATGACCATCGTTGGCTATGCCGAACTGATTAAGTGGACTGGTGCAGCGCGTGCGATGATCGTTGAGGATCGTGTCCGCCACACTGGAGACCTTGCATTATCGGAGCACTTTTCTCGAGCGGTCGCAGTGAAAACTGGTGGCGCGATCGTGTTGAGTTCGCAGAAGAGTCCGGGCCCCATAGAGCTCGCCAGATGTGCAGTGTGGGGAATCATGCTGACATCGCGTCCGAAAACCTCTAACAAAGCAGCTTTCGCTTTCGGTTGACCTTAGTGGACAACTGTCAAATAGTTTGCGAGACTCCGAAGCGATGGCTCTTTTCGGAAGCAAGAAGGTGAATGCGACCCCTGCGTTCGCGTCTGCTCCCGTACAAGCTGCAGCAGGATCTGCCGCACAGGTGGGCCAGTTCTATACCTACTCCGTCGGGGCGTCGCAAGAACTGGCCCTCTCTGTTCCCACTGTTGCCCGCTCAATTCAAATGATCGCGTCCATGGTCGGCTGCTTAAAACTTGAGCACTACACCACCCAATGGACTGGCGAAGAATACGAAGAGATTTATTTAGAAAACGAATCTTGGATGGATCAACCCGATCCCAAAGTCACGCGCAACTTCATTTTCTCGCAACTCGTCACCGATTTAATCCTTCACGGACGCGGGTTTTGGTACATCACAAGTCGCTCATCTGCCACTGGTCGTCCGCTTTCGTTCCAATGGTTGCCCGCCGCGATGGTGACAACTATGGATCAGGCTGGCCCGCAATGGTTCGGCCCGTCAGACCAAATTGACTTCAACGGTTTCCCGTTAGTGACCGACGATGTTGTCCAATTCTTGGCACCGACTCAAGGTTTGCTCTATACCGCGAACCGCGCAATCGGTACAGCAATCAAACTTCAACAATCCGCAGACCGTTTTGCTGTCAACGAGATCGCTGCCGGTTGGTTGCAACAGACCGACGCATCTGAACCAATGGCAGCAGAGGACCTGTCCGAACTTGCAGCTGCTTGGCGTAACGCTCGACAAGTTGGCGCAATCGGCGCACTTAACAGCGTCGTCACATTCAAAGAGTTTTCCAGTGACCCGAACAAACTGCAACTGGTTGAGTCGCGTCAATTCCAAGCGTTAGAACTGTCTCGGGCCACTGGAGTTCCCGCATACCTTCTCGGTATTGGTGTTCAGGGCTACACATACCAGAACGCACAACAAGCACGACAGGATCTTTACTTGTTCGGCACCAAACAATACTTAGACGCAATCGAGCAGACTCTAAGCATGAACCAACTTTTGCCGCGTGGACGCTATGTCAAGTTTGATGTTTCCGACTATGTGTACGAAAACGATTTAGGGAATGTTGAGCGTGAACCCGCTTACAATTCTGGAAACCGCGAGGAAGAATACTCATGATTCGACTTACAGCTCAACACATCACACTTGACGCATCAGCCGATGGCGAACCATCGCGTCAGATCACAGGCCTTGCCGTCCCTTGGAATGTCAAAGCGACTTTGAGTGGTGGCGAAAGTGTGGTCTTTCTTGAAGGCTCACTTCCTGAAGATGGCCCAATGCCAAAGCTCTTGGAATACCACGACGAGACTCGAGTTATCGGTCGCGTCACAGAACGAGTGTCAACTGCAGAAGGCATGATGTTCGTCGCCAAGTTGAGCGCGACTAGAGCTGCCGATGATGCTCTCGCACTGCTCGCCGATGGTGCGCTTGACAGCGTTTCTGTGGGCGCAGTGCCAACCAAGTTCAAGCGTCTCGCAGACGGCACTTTAGAGGTGTCTGAGGCAAGATTCTTGGAACTGTCGGTCGTCACGACTCCGGCATACACCGAGGCGCAAATATTTTCAGTCGCAGCCTCTTCACCTGAAGAGGAAGCCACCGACGAAGAAGAAGTAATACCCAACCCAACCCCAACATCCGAGGAGGATGAAATGTCAGAATCTACAACCGTTGAAGCCGCTGTCGCGACTCAGCCCATCTACGCAACCGCTGTCAAGCGTGACGCAAAACTGCCGACCGCTGTCGAATACTTGAGTGCTGCCATTGCTGGCGGAACCGCTTGGGAACGCATGCACGAAGCACTACGCGCTGCAGCTCCCGATGTTGTCACCAGCGACACGCCCGGTGTGCTCCCCACCCCAATCCTTGGGCCCGTCTATAACAACTTTGTCGGTCGCCGTCCAGTCGTTGACGCAGTTGGTGCAAAATCCATGCCCGGTGGAGGCAAGGTGTTCATTCGCCCTGAGGTCACAACCAACACGACCATTGGTGCAAGCCTCGCAGAAATGACGAACCAGTCAGGCACTTTTGTCGTGTCCTCAAATCAAGTCACCAAGCAGATTTTCGGTGGCTATGTAAACATTTCCGAAGCCGATTTGGACTGGACTGACCCTGCGATCTTGTCAATTTTGCTTGATGACATGGGCCGAATCTACGCAAACGCCACGGACAATTACGCAGCCGATACCCTTCGTGCAGGCGCATCAGTCACCCGCAACTTCGTTGCAGCTGATCTCGTTGATCCAAAGTCATGGTCGGAATGGGTAGCAGGATCTGCCGCGACAATCTTGTCATCGTCAAACGGCAACTTGCCAACCCACATTTTCGTATCGCCTGACATTTGGGGCAATCTCCTCGGTCTTTCCGATACGGCAGATCGTCCGTTGTTCCCGCAGGTCGGCCCAATGAACGCATACGGCAATCTTGCACCCGGACAGTACAACGGAAACGCTTTCGGGCTGTCCGTTGTAGTTGACCGCAACTTCGCCGCTGCAACTTTGATTGCTGGCGACGCATCAGGCTACGAACTGTTTGAACAGCAGAAGGGCGCAATTTCGTTGGACAACCCGTCCACCTTGAGCCGCACCGTTGCGTTCCGTGGCTACTTCGCCGCTTTGATGATTGACAGCACCAAGTTCGTCCGCGCTGCTTTCGTCTGATCCGACTGACTAAGAGAGAGATCTGAACGATGCCAACATTTACAGTTACGCACCACCAGCGTCGCGACAATGTTGCCGTCGTTCAGACTCTCGAGTCAACCGACATTGCTGTCGGACAATCAATCACACTCTCAGGCCTCGGACACCTTCTCAACGGCACGCACATCGTGTTTGCCGTACCGACTTACTTGTTCACTGGTGTTGACGAAGCAGGCGACTATTTGTACGACTTTGATGTCGTTATTCCGAACCAGTTGCTCTTTCAAGATGCCGGCGACGACCTTGAGCGTTCAGCTGCAGATCCTGTCGGCTCGCTCGTCTGGACACAGAGCTGCACTTGGATAAATGTTGCAGATCTGACCGAGTTTCTCGGCATCAGTGGAGCGACCGCCAATGACACAGCTTTCATGACTTCATCAGTTAACGCTTCAAATGCGTGGTCATTTCGACGCAGGGTTCAAGCGGGATACCATGATTCACTGACCAGCGTCCCTGATGCTGCCTGCAAAGCTGGAGTCGTGCTCATGGCTGCAAGTCTGTACCGTGAAAGAGGAAGCATAGATTCCTTCGCCAGTTTCCAAGACATGAGCATCAGCGCACCTGTCGCATCAATGGGCCGAATCAATCAGCTCCTCGGCATCAAGAGATCGCAAGTGGCATGAGATGGCAGGCATTTTCACAGACGCGATTGATGCTGTCTCGGCGACGATCACAGCTCTCGGCCTTAAGCCGGTCACTGATCCTCGGAACGCTCGACCTCTTACTGTATTCATTGAGCTTCCTGTTTTCACTGCGTTCAATAACCAAACGGCGGACATCACGATTGACCTCCGAGTGTTGGGCGCGCCACCCGGCAACCAAGACACTACGGACTACATACTCGGAGTCGTTGACACGCTCATGAATTCTTCTCTTGCAGTTGTATCTGGACGGCCTACAGTCGCCCAGATCGGATCGCAAGATCTTCCTGCTTACGACCTCACAATTAGAATCGGCTCAAGCCGCAGATAAAGGACAAAACAATGCCCACAACTTACCTATCAAACCCCACCGTCAATGTCACCAGCCCGTCAGCAATCGCGCTCACCAGCAACTGTTCTGCAGCGGTATTGACTTTGACCGCCGAGGCTTTGGAAAATACAAGCTTCGGTCAGACTTCCCGCACGTTCACGGCTGGGTTGTTCAATAATGAATTGACCCTGACTTTGTTTCAGGGTTACGGAACGACTGAAGTGGAAACCTACTTGAACACTTTGTTCGGTGTTGCCTCCACTATCGTTGTCAGCCCGTCTGGAACAACTGAGTCAGCTTCGAATCCTGAATACACCCTCACTGGTTGCTACCTTGAGACCGTCACCCCGATTAACGCGACTGTTGGTGAACTGTCAGTCGTTGAGGCCGTGTTCAAGGGTGGCACTTACGCACGCGACATCACGACACCGTAATCCGTAAACTGATCCAATCCCGACTAGGAGAACCATGAAACTTACACTTAGCGTCCGACTCACCGATGGTGAGACTTACCGAGTAATCACGAACTTGTTTGTGATCATTTCGTGGGAGCGTAAATTCAAACGACGAGCATCAGATCTGAGCAGTGGGATCGGGATGGAAGACCTAGCGTTCATGGCTTACGAAGCCAGTAAACAGCAAGGTCACCCGGTCCCAGTCTCATTTGATGAGTTCGTCAAAAAGTTAGAAGATCTAGAAGTTGTGGAGACTGAGACCGCAGTCCCTACGCAGGAGGCCACCGACGTCAGCTAGCAGCTCTGCTAGTTGAGACTGGATTCTGGCCTCCACAAATAACATTTGAGACAGACGATCTAGCAACTTGTGTGCAGATCATCAACGAGCAGAGAAAGAAAACCTAATGGCTGCAGATGTGAGACTTGATACTTACGGTCTGCAAGACGCATTGAAGAAAATGCAGAAAATCAACCCTGCTATCCGTCGCACTCTGCTTAAAGATACAAAGGTCGCGGCTCAACCTTTGGTGGATCTGATCAACAGTCGAATCCCAACGACACCACCGTTAAGCGGTATGAATCACAACGGTCGCACCGGGTGGAAGAACGCCAAGAAGGTGCAGATCTCGTTGAACACTCGCAAGCCTCGTAAGGGTTCGGCGACTGCTGGCGCTGAACAGATCGCAGTGGTTCGTGTGGTCACTAAGGGCGCTCCTGTAGCGATCACGGACATGGCTGGCCGTGCTGGTGGCACTAAGTCGCGCCGAGAGTCAAAGTATCGCCGACCTAATTTTGCGTCAGCTCTTCAGGGCGAACCGTCGCGCTATATGTGGAAAGACGTGGATCAGATGGTCGCCGAAACTGAACGGGCTTTGAAACCGATCATTGACCAGTTTATGGTTGATGCACAAAGAGAGTTCAACTGATGGCTATTAACCTCCCAATCATTTCTGAGTGGAATCCCAAGGGCATAGATAAAGCGATCGCCGACTTTAAAAAACTTGAGACCAACGGGCAAAAAGCAGCGTTTGCAATCAAGAAAGCCGCGGTCCCTGCTGGACTCGCTATTGCAGCTCTTGGCGCTGTCGCTTTTGACGCTGTCAAAGCGTTTGCCGAAGATGAAGCCGCAGCCGAAAAACTTGGGTTAACACTTCAAAACGTTACTTACGCAACCGATGACCAGATCGCCTCAGTTGAAAAGTTCATCACCAAGACTTCTAAAGCCGCCGCTGTTGCCGACGATGAACTTCGCCCGGCACTCGACAAACTGGTTCGTGGCACTGGCGATGTTGCCAAAGCCCAAAATCTGCTTACTCTTGCGCTGGACATTTCTGCGGGCACTGGCAAGGATCTTGGCGCTGTTTCTGACGCGCTTTCAAAGGCTTACAACGGCAACTATACAGCACTCAAAAAACTAGACCCAGCACTCGCCTCGTTGATTGAGGAGGGCGCTGACGCTGACGATGTGTTTGGTCGTTTGGCTGGCACGTTTAATAATCAAGCATCGACTGCTGCAAACACAACATCTGGTCAAATGAAAAACTTGTCAATTCAGATGGGCGAGTTTAAGGAGTCCATCGGCGCAGCTGTTGCACCACTAATTCAAAAAATGCTTCCAGCACTTCTACAGTTTTCAACATTTGCTCAAGAAAACACAAAACTAATTGTCATTCTGGGAGCCGTAATCGGAACGTTTGCGTTGGCAATCATTGGTATTAACGCAGGCCTTGCGATTTACAATACGATCCAAGCCGTGACCCTTGCCTTGAACACTGCACTGACGGCATCGTTCTCGGCGCTGTGGGTCGCCACAGGTGCAGTCGTGATCCTTGCGATTATCGCTGCATTGGTCGCGTTACAAGTCAAGTTTGACATTTTTGGCAAAGCGATAGATGGACTCAAAACTGGCTTTATGGCTTGGTGGGGCGTTGTCCAGTTTGTGTTCGGTGCAGTCAAAACAGGGTTTGCTGAATTGGCAGATCTTGGGAAAGCAATCTTTGACGGCATCGGCGGAGCGTTCAAGGGTGTTATTAACGCTGTCATTTCGGCAATGGAAAAGGGCTTGAACTTCGCTATCAAGGGACTCAATACGATCCTTGACGGAATTGACAAAGCAGCCGGGCCGTGGGTCAATTTTGGAACTATTCCAGAAGTAAGTTTGCCTCGACTCGCTGAAGGTGGCATCGTGACGTCTCCGACGATCGCCATGATCGGCGAAGGCCGCGAACCTGAAGCGATCATCCCGTTGTCAAAGTTGGGCAGTATGGGCTTCGGCGGTGGTGGCGGTGGCAACATCACAATCAATGTCACCAGCGCAGACCCGAACGAAGTCGTCCGCGCACTGCAGGCCTACAACCGCAATGTCGGGAGACTCCCTGTGAGTGTTCAATGAGCGCGGAAGCATGGGTATTCAGACGCGGAGCTCTTGGCACAGACTTCACCACTTCAGTGATCTCTTTCAGTGGCGACGCAGGACGACAAAACTATTTGGACAACTACAGCGGTGGCACATTCCAGATCACCATCAAGAACCAAGCAAACCTC